GGGCGGGGGTTAAGAAATAGAAAAGTAATATGGGGTTGACCACCAGCTTGCAAGCATTGTGTTACTTTTCAAATCTCCTCTTGAAGGTTCGACTCCTTCTCTTACAGCAAAATTATGGTAGTACAAAAACAAAATTTTATATCCGACTACGAACGAGACTTCTTGTTGAGTGAGATTGATAATAACATTAAAGATCTTGAGTTCGGTCCAGAACCATTTTATCATTGGATTAACATTGGTGTTAATGATCCGAAATTATCCACATTATTTTATAGACAATTAATTCAAAAACAAATTGATTTCTTAAATGAAACCGTTGAGGTTAGAAATTGGGGGATAGATTATATTGGTTTCGCATACCAAACGAAAGGATTTGATTATCACGCCGATTCTGTATGGCCCGAAAATCCTGACTCAAGATCATTAGGAACACCCGATCATCATCACGATAATTTTTCACATTATGATGGCACATGGGTTGATAACTATTGTCCTTGGAGAGTTTTTACCACCGTACTTTATTTGAATGATGACATCGTAGGTGGAGAAACACATTTTCCAACTTTAGACATTCTCGTAACCCCAAAGTCAAAAAAGATTGTAGGTTTTCATTGTGATGAATCCCATGTTCATGGTGTAATGCCTGTCACTTCAGGTTATCGAAAGGCCTTTATAATGTGGTTTAAATAATTAGACCTTTTTTTGACTCATACTTTTATTTTTCTTATATTTTTAAAAAAACTATTAATATGTCTCGTTTAGATGAACTAAAGAATCAATATCCTGAATTGAATATGACCGTATTCGATATGATGACAAGATTAGATACTTCCAAAACCTACAAGTATCTTCCACTTATGTGTAAAATTTTTGGTAAGAGATACAAACCTTCAGAACACTATCATAAAAATGACTTGGCGCAACTAATGTTAGAAACTCAAGCCGGATTAATGAATAAAGGGATTTCAACTAATGACCTCACAAATAACGAAATGTACTACCTTCAGAATTACGTTTCAGAACATATTCCTATTGATACATTTCAAACTTTAAATGAGTTTATAAGATATATGGATAAGGGTCAAATTGAAAATACTGATGTAACATCATACAAAGATATTGAAAGTATTAGAGGTGCAATAACCTTGGCGTCTATGAAAGAACTAACTAAAGATCTTGAGGGTCAAGTAATTAAAGAGTTTGAAGATGAAAAGTGGGTTATATTAAGACCTCTAACATTCTCAGCCTCAGCAAAATATGGATCATCAACAAGATGGTGTACAACATATCAAAAAGAAAAAAACTATTTCGAAAAGTATTGGAGACAAGGTATCTTGGTTTATTTCATAAACAAAAAAACAGGTTACAAATTCGCAGGATATAAAGGATTATTAGGTAGTGACGAATTTTCTTTTTGGAATTCTGAAGATAACAGAGTTGATTACTTGGATGTTGATGCTGATGATTATTTATTTCCTATTGTTAGAAGAATTTTCAAGTCAGAATCAACAAATAAAAATCTATCTTCCGATGAAATTCAAGAACAAGTTCACAAGGAGTGTATTCAAGAATATGAAAAAATGAGAGTTGAATTTGTTAATGAAGATATAGGACCAGATGAAACAATTCCACTTGATGAACAAGCGATGGAACAACCAGAGTATCCCACACCTAATTATCAAAGAGAAATGAATACGTTAAGTGAATTACTTAGTGAGATGTTACCAGAACCTGCTGAAGTTAATGGACGATTCAGAGAATTAAGACCTGAAATTACTCATGTTCCGACAATGAGAGCTTAATAAGTCCAATCAGTATCTGATGATCTCCATTTTGTAAATCCTTCACAAGTCCATGTTTTGGTTGAATATCTAAAGTATGGAATCTCGTCCAAACTTCCTGACCTTGACGGTTGAAACCATTTAGTTCGGTTGTTTGGTTGGGCTACGAATTGACCATTATTAATTTTGGAAATGTTATAACATTTATGTTCATTTGGAGTCTCTGACCATCCAATATCTAATTCGTTTGGATCTGAACTTGCGGTATCGATTGTAAAAAGGTATTCACCTTCAACAACAGTTTGATCTTTTAAAGTTGTTAAAGTTTCTGTTTTCTTTAAAACTCTTTTTTGAATAACACTTATATTATAAGATAAACAATCCCAAAGTTGTAAAAAATCTAATGGATAAACTGTGTCTCCTGTTACCAATTCTCTCCATCTAAAGGCATGTATTGGTAATTTGTCGTAAACTGCTGAGAATTTATCTACATATGTCTCGAACAACAACGCTTGGTTGGGAATACTTTTAACAGTAACCCAATGACCTTTTTCCCATTCTCCTTCACCAAGAAAATTACCTTTCTCATCTTTTTGAAAATCATATAAGAATCTTTTATCGATTAAAACCTCAATTGGAGGTATATTGGCAACTAAGTATGACATATTAATATTCTTGTATTTCAACAATTAGGGTTCCTTCTCCTTTAATAACTCTATGCCAAACAAATTTCGGAATATAAAATTGTTCGGCACTCGATAATTTGTTTGGCAAATCATCTTCCATTTGAAATGACCATCCACCGTCTTCAATTACGGTAATTTTCCTATCATTCAAATCTTGATGCCATTTTAATTCATCATTATCTACCTCAGGTGAGAAAGTTCTTATTATTTTACCATCGATATTTTCTTGCTGAAATGGAAAATCCATATTATTTTTTTGGATCTTTGAATGAAGGTCTTTTATTCCAATATATCTTTATACGATAAGGAATAGAAAGAATTTTCATAAAGTCTATAACATCCCCCTCTATTTTTTTAGTGTAACTTCCTTGCCAATTTGGTTCCATGTCAATAAAAACGTGATATATTGGTGGTTGATAACTCCCTTTTAAAACTTGAAAAACTTTCATTTTAATTGGTTCATCGTTTTCCTCAGATGCAAGTTCTTTATTTGCCTTAGGAACGATTACATTATCAATATAAGCTTGTAAGTATTTTTCAATTTTATTTGTATCCATTACCAAGAATTTGAAGAAGAAAGGCCTAATTGTTTTGCATATCTACCAACATTACATGACCAATATCCCGCAGTTGTTCTGTCTTTCTTTTCAGAACATTTATGACGAGCTCTAAACGATTTAGCGGCTCCTTTATTTGCGTTTTTAACCCTCAACTTTGGATCACCAAAAGTAACTTTTTTAATTCCTCCTGATTTACTTTTAACGTAAACCGCAAATTTCTTAGGACCTCCTGGAGTTCTAAATGGTTTACCAAGGTTAACATTTTTACCGTGGTGTTTTGCTTCTTCTATAATGTCTTCATCTGTTTCTACTTCTAACACATATGGTGCATCTAAATAAAAATATTCTCTACCAACTTTAACTTTAATTCCTAAGTCAGATTCAACCATCAATCTATCCTCTTCATTAAGATCAATTTTACCTTCTTTAAATAAATCTCTTACTTCATTAACTAAATCAAAATACTTTTCAGAATACATTCTAAAAACATTATTTGTTAATGTCATATTATTATCGATGTGATATTGTAAAGATTCAGAAACCTCAATATTCTCTTTTAGAATTAGTGTTGGTTCCAAATATTCTTCTAAAACTTCTTTTATAATTTTTTTTAAGTCTATCATATAATTAAATAGTTAAAAATTTACTCCCAAACCAAAAGTTCCATTATTAATTATGGGATCATAGTCCATTTTTAATGTAAAATTCTTGTAATCATGTAAAGCACCTATTTTTATTGTTGTAAATCTATCCAAATATTTTGGGAATGTTATGTATCCGAGATCATCTTTACCTCTCCATTTAACGTCTTCACTTACGGTTCCAATCATCACATGAATACCTGTTCTTTTAATTCTTTTTCCCGCACCAATATAAAAACTTTGTCTTTGAACTAAATCATTCACAAGTGGAAAGTCAACTTGTGTCACATTCCCAAAAGGAAAGAATGTTGAATTATCTCTTTCAATACTTGCATTATATTCTGTTATGAAATATCCTTTATTACCTATTGTAAAGAATCCACCAACTTGTTTGTCTGTTGTTCTCTGTATACCAAAACTAATGACAGGTTTTTTACCTCTGATGGTATCTCTTTTACCATTATCATAAATATAAATTCTTGCAGGTTGTCTATAACCCCAATCATTCCAATAAAATGATGGTTGCCAAAAGTTCCAACCAAAATTAGGTGCTCCCCACATATCCCATCTATTCCATCCCCAGTTGTTCCATCCTAATCCATAGTTATTCCAATATGGGTCTCTGATTACTATATTTGAACCTGGTCTTGTTTGTGGTTGTCTATTTCTTGGTGGATCATTTCTCCAACTACTCACATCGTTTCTTTGTGGTGTTGATGGTTGTACTGATGGTGTTGATCTTTGTGGTGTTGATTGTTGTTGTTGAGGTGGGTTAGTTCTCCAATTGGAGACTTGTCCGATTGCTAACATGGGAACCATTGCGAAAACCAAAATTAAGTTTTTCATAGGTATTGTTTTATTATAAATATTTTTCTATTTCAATTTAATCTTCCAATAAACCCCACCGTTAATATAAGGTCTAAATTCACCTGAAATTCCGTCTACTGTTCTATTCGCCACTCCCGCCCCAATTTGGAATAAATGGTCTTTTTTTGTTTTAAGTATAACTCCCATTCCTAATGAGTTCACCCAATCTTCTTTACTTATTGCTCCGTTAATACCTAAGAATACTTGGTTTTTGATTGGTGGTGGTTCAGGTGCAGGTTCTCTTACTATTTTAGGTTTAACTGTTGATGACCATTTTCTTGACGCAATTTTATTTTCAGATACGGTCTGATTCAAATATACGAACCCTTGGTTATTATTCAACTTTATTGTGTCGATAAATGAGTTGGTAACATAATAATTTTGTAGGATTGCTGCGGTATCAACTGATACATATGTTGGGACGTATATTGTTGTATCATGATAGATATCATCTCCTTTTACAGCATATGGTACTTCGACTTCTATTTCGACAGGTATTGTATCATGAATTGGTTCCGATGGAACTTCTCTAATTACTTCTTTTATTTTTGGTTTGTTGTCTGATTGTAATAGAACTAATGTTATTATCAAACCCAAAATTATAAAATGTCTTACATCTAATATCTTTTTCATAGTGTTAAAGCATTACTCTTGAACCTATCAAGAAATTACTAAGTAATGGTGCTCCTTTTAGAGTTGAACCTGAGAGTTTGTAGTTAAAACTAAATCCAAATCTCTTACTTATTTTATAGTCAAATGACGATCCAGCTAAAAATCCAAATTGTCTGTCAACCGTTGTTTCTCCTGTTTTTGAATTCCAACTTATTGGTGAATTCATTAAGAATACCTGTGGGGATAGGGTAATCTTTTGATCAATAGGATATGGTTTTGTCCAAAACGTAACCACTGAGGTTGAGAAAGACGTATTGAATATTTCTTTTGTCTCGCCTGTTTTACTGTTTATTATTTTAGTGTCTTTTAACAATAAAGTTATGGCTCCTAAATTATACCCGTAGGTACCAAATTTAGGGTGTGGTTTGATATAGGTGTAACCAACAAGGCTCATATAATTTCCTTCCAAATATGCTCCTGTTATGGAGTATGAGTGGATTGCATTAAGTTGTCCTTTATTAAAGTCCATTTTAGTATATCCTCCACTAAGAGCAAATTGTCTTAAAGTGCTCCATATTAGTGCTGTTGCCCCCCAGCTCTCGTTCCCAGCCATTGACGATTTACTTACACCAAAAGATACTATCGCATTGTATTTGAAGTCAGGTCCTTGAGCTGTTGTTAGGTCAGAAGCGACTAACATTGGGTTAGCGGCAACAGACTTTTTCTTTTCTTCTTTTTTCTTTTCTTCTTTCTTCTCTTCCTTTTTTTCTTCGCTCTTACTTTCCGATTTTGATTCTGACGAACTTTCGTTTGATCCACCTGAACTGCTCTCTGATGAGGACGATTCCCCAGATGACGATGACGATTGGGAAGAAGATTGTGAGGACGATGAAGTTGATGATGATTGTGATGATGTCGATGCCGCTCCACTCGCACTTGAACTCGCGGCCGCAGATGCTGATGAACTTGCTGCTGACGATGCGGCCGAACTTGCTGCCGCTGATGCCGCCTGAGATACTGCGGCTGTTACTGTTTGTTGAACTACTAAACTTGATGGACATGGAGCTGCAAATATACTTTTTATCCATTGGTCAACTTCGCCACTTGTAAATTGTGCGTAAGTGAATACCTTGGATTTACCTCTAATAATAACTACAACGCCATTATTATTTGTTATCGGTATTGTAACGACATAGGTTTTTAAATCACATGGGTCTATGTATGTTTGCGTTACAACTTGTCCTGAACCTTTCAGAAAAAAGAGTAAAAACAAACATACACCGATCCATTTTTTCATTATTTAGTGAATATTCCTTTTTTAACCATCTTGTCTAAGATATTAGCACACGCAATATCTAAAGCTTTCTTTGTTGAGATGCTTATTGTGGATTGATTAAATTTAACGGGATCAACAGTTGCATCAGACAAGAAAGTTAACTCTCTTGTGGTTTTTGCCTCACCTAATCCAGATGCTGCAATGATTGCTCCTGTCTCCGCATTTGTGAATCTAACTTGTAAACCGATACGAGTCACTAACATATTCTTAACCCCATCTTTCAAGTTCACTGTTTCATCTTCACTAACGGAGTAGTCATAACACTCAATTTCTACGAAATAATGTGCTAATTTAATTTTACCTCTACCGTCTAATTTGTTTTCTGATATTCCAGCTTGAGAAGCTTGGAATTGTTTTACCATTCTGTTTTTAATTTCTGTTTTATCTTCAGTAAATTCAAAACGGTTTAAATTATCGAGATATTCTAATACGATGTTTGTAACACCCAAACCAACTCTTTTTTCTTTTAGTTCAGGATACATTTCATACATCTCATCGTTAATACCACACTTCAATAATTGGATGTTCTTTTTTGGACCATCGTAATCTAAGAATTGTGTAATATCTTTTTTGATTTCAAATGACGCCTTATAATCCTCAGTCTTAGTTTTACCTATTGTTTGAGAATATGATGACGAGCATAGTAATGCAGATCCTAAGAGAAAAATTACTTTTTTCATAGTTTAATTATTTTTTAGGTCCTTCGTACCAAATGTTATCTGGGTCATTTTTAAATGTACCATCGAATTTCCAAGTAAGGTAGTTACCCACTTTTGTTGTTAACTCAGGGTTAGTAAAATGGGTAACAAACATAAAGATTTGAAAACTTAATGCGAACATAGCCCATGCTAAAGCCAATCTTATTATTCCTAATCCAACCTGTTCTTTGATTTTATCTAATGATATTGTCATAAAATTATTTTTATTTTAGTTTATTCTATGTCTTTGATTTTACCACAAATCAAACACTCTTCATCACCGTCACCGTCTTGGTCACCCCAAACGTGTTGACAGTTTCTATGGTCAAAGTATTCATCAATAATACCATCACCATCGTTATCGATTCCATCCATTATACCATCACCATCTTCGTCAATTTCAACTTCGACTTGAGGGGTATCTATATTACTTGGTAATGGGGGTTTAGGTCCGCCAGCACCAGTGTCTGATAATGATATTCCATCCTCTTCATCCATTTTTTGAACTAACATCTTATCTTTATCTGTATCACTGAACCAGTAGTCAATAATTTTACCATAAGAACCAATGAAAGCGCCTAATAACAACATTAGAAGTTCTTTCCATTCTCCCGCAATTGGTGATTGACCTAAAACAGCCACGAATATTCCAGCCATAATTAAGATAAAACCTCCAAGAACCATGGCAGTGATATACCACCTTCTTGACATCATCTTATTTAATAGTTCTTTAAATCCTGTATTCTCTTGCATATTATTTACCATTTTGGAGCTTCTTCTTTGAATTCGTCGCCTTCTTTAGGTTTTGGTTTAGGTGCTGGTGCTGGAGTTGTTGGTTTAGAACCATTACCTCCACCTCCATTAACAATCACAGTCTTACCTGCTGCTTGTTGATTAGAGTTTGTAATGTTGATCACAGGAGCAGCTTGTTGTACTGCAGGTTTTTCTTCTTCACCACCTGTTAATTTAGTTGTTATCCAACCACCTACACCTAATGTGATAGTTGAAATAAATCCGATGATTATGTTTTTCATTGATCCACCGGTACTTTCTGATTTTTCTTCTTCTGACATTTTTTTATTTTTTTATTTTTATTTTATTACGATTGGATATTTTACTTCCTTACCGCTGATGTCTATGAACACCAAGTCATAGTCTTTTTTTGATAACTCTGATAAATCGTACACTTTTTTTGTAATACCTTCAGTTGCGGTAAACCCTTCTTTTTTTGATGGTATTTCACTTCCAAAAGGTATTATTTGTACTGAATATTTTGCACCCACTGTTGTTTCAAATTCAGCGGTTACAATGTTACCTGTTTGGGTAATCGATTTAATTGCCGTTGATGTTGATGTAGCACCCAAGTCAATAACTTGCGGTTGAGGTAAATCCACCTTTCTACAACTCACAGCTAAAAGGGTAATTAAAAACCCTAAACCTAAAATTCTGTCTATTCTCTTCATAATTAAAAATTTTTATATCCTGTTAATTTTATTTGTGTTGAATTTAAATTGATTCCTAACTGAACTCCTTTAGAATCACTAGCATCCATTGTTGGAGAAACTTTAACTGAGGTTAAAATGTCAACCCCACTTCCTATTGTTGAAAATCTTACTTTGAATGGTATATTAGTTCCGTTTATTGGTTTATTATTTTGGTCAATTCCCCCGAACTTAACTTTTCCGTCTTTTGAATTAACAAAAACATACCAAGAATTTGGAACCTCTGATTTTAACTCTTCAAATTTAATTTTTGATGGGTCGTATTGAAATTCAAATTGTAATCCTCCAACAGAAATACCATTAGTATTGAGTGATACAGGTATTTCAACATTATTTGATGTCACAGTTATGTTTGATAAATTAACATCAATTGATGAAACATCATTCGGTGTATTAATAAACGATGCTGCCTGTGTTGACATAGTTATAAATGCCGTATTAGTCATTAAGCTATTAACAGCATTTGTTTGAACAGTACTAGTACCGTTCGAACTAGTAACAACTTGTGAAGAGTGTGAACGATTCACATCAGCCCACAAAAGGTATTTTAAATCAACAATTTCGTTTGTTCCTAATACTCCTGTTTTAACATATGTTTTAGGATATGTTATATTCTTCCAATTAGAAGATGTTATTGAACCCCAAGAATTAGAAGGACTATTATTAAATGTAAATTCCGCTCTAACACCATATTCATTATTACCCATATTTCTAACATATGGTGCAAATGTTGTTGATGATATGTTAGAAATTCCTGAAGGTATTTTGTAATATGCCCATGAACCGTCCTTGCTCACAAACTCAACAGAACCTGTGTATAAATCAAATAATTGTAAACTTGTAATATTTTCAGGTAGAATGTTAGTTCCATTATATTCTCTCAAATCCACACTAACTTTGGAAATGTTCTGACCATATCCATTAACATTAACAACACACCACTCAACTTGTCCACCAATTGTTGTCGCATCTGTTGACCTCCAAGTAGGTAAACTCATAAACCCATTACTACCCATAGCATATCCTGTTGGGATAGTTACAAGTGTATCTATTCCAACAACTTGTCCTAATAGTCTTGGTAAATCACCACCATCTATAATTTTATTTCTATTAACATCCGCAGCGTATAATGATTGACCTGTTTTTAATATTTGTCCATTACTACCATCTAAACCCATTGATGTAAATTCACTTTGTGCTGTGGTAAAATCTGAGATTGTGATTGCTCCGTTGTATATCGCATATGTTTTATCTATACTATGCATTACAGACACTTCATAAACTTTGTTTTCAGCTAACAATGATTGATTGATGTCAACGTTACCATTAGATAAAACATTAAACAATTGTCCGACACCACTAAGAGTATCTCTGAAGGAAACTTTAATATCTGATAAAGCAAACAAATTAGAACTAATATCAACTTTAGCGGTTACAAGTTTACCAGTGTTTTGGTTCATTATAACCTCAGTCGATAATGGAGTATCCATAAGTGTTGGAACTCCAACTCCTTGACCATTCCATCCTGCAACAAAGTTTAATCTAACAGGGTTAAATGAATTTGCTGTAGATACTGCCTTTAATCTAAATCTCACAATTATCATTTGTGAATAACCATTAAACGGCATTGCTGAATTTGTTGCCCATGTTAAAGTTGCTCTAAGAATTGCGTTAGGTCCTGTAGCGTTGTAAGCATAACTTGCATTAGTTGTATATCTTGTTGTACCGTTAGTGTTAGTAGTATTTCCTGCCCACGAATATCCTGGATAATTTTGCCATGATAATTGTACATTTGAACCGGCAGGAAGTACTCCACCATTTCCTCCTGTTCCTGTATGATTAATTGATACTACCTCAAAGTTTGTTTGGTCGTACTGAAAGTCAAATAATAATTGTCTTGTATTCGCATCGCTATTACCGTCAGCATGAACCATAACGTCGAATTGGTCTCCTCTATCGATAACTCCACCACCGATATCGGTAAGAACTCTTGTATCAGGAAACTTAAATTTAATTTGACTAAACGATGTTAAGGACATTAATAAGAGTCCTAATGTTAAAAATTTCTTCATCTTTATTTTGTTTCGAATATTTTAGTAACCAACTTATCGCTAGCTTTTTTAATTGCATTGCTTAACGATGTTTGGTTGAATTTACCTCCGTTATCCACAATCAATGTGGACATAGAGATTTCGGATGATTCTTCTTCGACAATCACCTCTTTTATTTTTTTATTATCTGTTTTTAATGTACCCTTAAGTCTGATTACAACAGATTCTTGATTTTTGTGAAAAACGGATACGTTAGATTTTGTTTTGAGCACGTCCAAATAAACTAACTCAACCGATAGTTTATTTTTTGCATCAGGATTAAGATCGTAGTCTTTTTCTTGTAAGAATTCTTCAATGATGTTTCTTACACCGAACTCTAAGTTTCGATTACCCGCAAGAGATCCTATTTGGATTTTGTTTGTAACAGCATCCACCCATATCTCTTGGTTTTGTTGTGAATTATTGTGAGGGAACACAAAAAGCATTGCACTCACAATGAATAGAAAAATTTTACTCATTCTGATAGTATCTTGGTATCAATAAATACAATCAAACAACTATTTATTTGAGTAAGATTAAAAAAATATGTCGATACTTAACGAAAATATTACAAGAATTAAAAGTGTTATGGGCCTTGTTAACGAACAAGATGAGTCTAAAAATCAAATGAATATAAACCTAAAAAAGGTTGTTGAAATTTTAAACTTTTTAAAGATCTATAACAATAAGATGGAGAAGATGTTAATTGATATCTCATCATTTGCTAAGGATCAAATAATTGACTTTGGATTATTGGAAAGAGGATTACGTAAAAGATTACTTAAGAAAGGAGATAAGAAAAAAAACGTTGAGGAGTATTTCGGTAAAGTTTTGAATTCCCTTAAATATAGAGAACGTGGTGGATATGGTACTGAACCAGAATCAGAAGATTATGAGTTTGAAGTGGAAGAACCTTCTATTGTTCCTAAAAAAATATACAGAAAAGAATTATACGATTTACAAGTTGAACTTTTAAAACTTCAAGAGTGGTTAAATAAAACAGGTAAAACTGTTATTATCGCATTTGAAGGTCGAGATTCTGCAGGAAAGGGTACAACTATTAAGAAATTTACAGAAAATTTAAACCCAAGATTTTATAATATAATTGCCTTAGGTGTTCCAACACCAGAAGATCGTAAGAACTGGTGGGAAAGATATAAAAGAGAAATTAAACCAGGTATGATCAATCTTTTCGATAGAAGTTGGTATAACCGTGGTCTAATCGAGCCTGTTATGGGTTATGGTTCTCCTGAAGAATATGAAGATTTCATGGAAAACGTTGCGGATTTTGAACAAGACTTAGTTAACTCTGGTGATTACCTTTTTAAGTTGTGGTTTTCTATCGAAAAAGAAACTCAAAAAAGAAGATTTGATATCAGACAACAATCCCCATTAAAATATTGGAAATATTCCCCTAATGATTCCAAAATGCAAGATCTATGGGATAGGTTTACTGAATTTAAAGAGAAACTTTTTGATAAGACCTCAACGGTAAACAACCCTTGGGTTATTATTGACGCTGAGGATAAAAGAATATCGGGATTAAATGCCATCAGGTATGTTTTACAAAACATACCATACGAAGGTAAAAACGAAGGCGTTGTTGGTAGAGAATACCCTGAAGTTCTTTCTGTTTTGAGACCTAACGGTTAATTTTCATCTTTTTTTTGTAACAAATCTGTTATCTCAATTTTTAAGTGAGTTAATAACCAAGTATCTAATAGTATTAACACTAACACCCAATCTATTTCATTTATAGAGTGAATTTCAGGATTATTTATTTTTTCATAGACCCAAATTAGGACCTTACCAGCCAAATAGAATTTCCCTATTACAAGAGATAATGATAGTAACTGCTTAATCATACCCAAATATAAAACTATTTATTGAAAAATAAAATTACCATGATACTAAAAATTGGATCTAGAGGAGAAGATGTAAAAAAACTCCAACAAAAATTAGGACTTGGTGCTGACGGTGTTTTTGGACCAGGTACTGAGAAAGCAGTAAAAAAATGGCAGATTGACCATGATCTTGGTGCTGACGGAATCGTAGGTGAAGGAACTTGGAACAAAATGTTCGGTGAACCAACACTTATTACAGAACCAGCAATCCCTCAAATCCCTATCGCATCAGTCGGAGGATTAAAATTAGAAAAATTAAAAGGTCATATTCCTGATGCAGTTATTGCACAAATCCCTGACACTGCAAAAAGATTTGAAATTAATACTCCATTAAGACTTGCTCACTTCTTGGCTCAATGTGGTCATGAAAGTGGCGGCTTCAAAGCAACTCAAGAAAATTTAAACTATTCCGCAAGTGGTCTTAAAGGTATTTTTTCGAAATATTTTAAAGAGGCTGGTTTAGCAGAATCATATCAAAGAAATCCACAAAAAATTGCAAGTAGAGTTTATGGTGGAAGAATGGGTAATGGTCCTGAATCAACGGGAGAAGGATACAAATTCCGTGGCCGCGGATACATTCAGTTAACTGGAAAAGACAATTATACGGCATTTGGTAAAGCAATTAACGAGGACATGACTGCAAATCCTGATAAAGTGGCAACACATTACGCATTATTATCGGCTGCATGGTTCTTCAGTAAAAATGGTTTACATAAAATGGCGGATGGTGGAGCAACTGATGCAGTAGTGACACAAATCACCAAGAGAGTAAATGGAGGTACTATTGGTTTACCTGATAGAATTAAACATTTCAAAGAATATTACCATTTATTAGCATAATTCCTTAAGTTTGTAAAAACATTAAACTATGATAATAGATAAACTAGTCAACCAAATGAAAGTAGAATTAGATTGGGTAATAAGAGTTACCAAATCTTCAGAAACATCTGAACAGTTAAATACTGCTCACATATGCTACGACCTTTGGTTAAAAAAATATGATCATTATTCTAACGATCGAATTTATAGTTATCTATTATCACATTGGAAGTCTTATTATTGGTCAATGAGAAAAACTAAAGAATCAGTATTATTATGAATGGATCTTATACATACAAAAGTCAATTTTTACCTCATGTTACAATAATGATTGTTACGGATGAATACCCTGGATATGAAGATATAAAACCAATTTTTGATAAATTAGGTTATGGGTTTATGGTTCCTAATAAAGACACTATTGTTATTGATGGTGAAATATTGGTTAATGAAGGTCCTGATGACTCTTTATTTAAGTTTATTGAGGCTCACGAAGTTGCCCATATTTTATTGGGTCATGATGGTCCAAGAAATGAACAAGAAGAAATTGAGGCTGATTTGGGAGCTTACTTAATATTAACTAAATGGGGTTATAAAGACTCGATAAAAATGTTACTTAAAAACTTTAAATTTAGACACGGGATTAAATTTAATGAAAAAATGTTAGATAATGTAAAAAATCGTCTACAGGGTATGTAATATTTGATATTTTTTCAAAAAATACTATATTTATCTACACATCACTCCTTAAGAGTGTTCTCATATATCCCTTTTCCAAAAGACCCGCCAATTTATTTTGTCGGGTCTTATTTTTTTACTATATTTGCAATATGTTAGTTGAAATAATAGGACTTTCAATGATTATAGTAGGTCTTGGAATAACTTATTATATTTTTAAAAGACCAACAAAATAATATTATGAAAGTAGAATTTGCAGATAGTTTTTGGAAATCATTAAAAAGATTATCAAGACACGAAACTTGGTGGTATAAAACCTATGAATTTTTTCGTAGAGATTTACCGTATTTTTTAGAAAATATTTGGTTCTTTAGAAAGGAATTGTATGCGTTCCGTTCTTGGGATTATTCATTCAATCTCGATTTATTTCGTCGTTCTTTAGAAAAAACTGTAGACACAATTGAACATCACGGACATGAGGTAGAAGAGTCAAGAATGAAAAAAGTTGAGAGGATGAAACGAACCATTCAATTAATTAAGAATGTTCGTAGTGATGAGTATGTTAGGAATGCCGAAAAAGAATTAGGTAAAATAAAAAACTCAGATTGGTTATGGACAGATAAAGAAGATACTGATGAAGAAAGAATTCATAATAAAAAGGTGTTTGAGAGAGCAAGAGAAATTGAAGATTCTGAATGGAAAGAACTATGGTTAATTGTTCACGGACAAGATATAAAGGAATTTCGTAAAATTTACGACAGTAAGACAGAGGAAGAAAAGAAAGAAGAGGGTGTTTGGGATAATTGGTTTGATGGATCAGGAATGAAAAGTTGGTGGGATTAAAAAAAAACTTTATAATATGTGGAAAGCTTATTTATTAATGGTTGCCGTTGTTGCAATAATTTCGTACTTTTGGGTTCAAGGAATTGACTACATGAAAGAAAATCATCCTGACTATAAAGGTGAAGACTTTTTAGACTTAGGTGATGAAGACAAAGATTGGTTAGGTTAAAAAAATATTTTATGAAAATTACATTTATCAGCGACACTCACAACAAACACAATCACTTAACAAGTAATGCTTATAACAACATTCTTGGAAGTGGTGATGTTCTTGTTCACGCTGGTGATTGTACCAGCATGGGAAAGAGTCATGAGATCACCAATTTCTTGAATTGGTTTGGTATGACCGATTTTAAACATAAAATCTTCATTGCCGGTAATCATGATTTTGGTTTTGAGATGCACACTGACATTGCAGAAGAGTTCAAAGAAAAAGGTATTATTTATCTTTTTGATAGTGAAGTTGTAATTGATGGTGTAAAGTTCTATGGTAGCCCTTGGCAACCTGAATTCTATGATTGGGCATTCAACTTACCAAGAGGAGAAAAACTTGCTGAAAAGTGGGCCAAAATCCCTGGTAATACTGACATCTTAATTACTCACGGACCTGCTCACGGAATGTTAGATTGGACTCCAAGTGGACAAAGAGTTGGTTGTGAAGATTTATTTCACAGAATAATGGAAGTTCAACCAAAAATTCATGTTTGTGGACACATCCATTGTGCTTACGGACAAAAAAACTTTAATGGTGTTGAATTCTTAAATGCATCTGTTCTTAATGAAAGATATGAATACGAAAATAAACCCATTGTTGTAGATTTTGATATTGAAACAAAACAAATTGATTACCCATGAAAAATAAAATAAACGATGGTCATTATTTAGAATTAATGGATAGATTACATGTACAAACATGTATGATAGACGACCATTTAGTAAGTCATCCATTAACAAAAAAAATAAAAAAGGCTAAAAAACTTATTGATGATGCGGTAATGTCTTTAGCCGAGGCATATCAAATTGTAGGAAATGAATCCTATAAAAAACAAAAAAAGAAATGAAAAAATTATATCTTGATGATGTAAGATGTCCGAAAACAGAAGGGTGGGATGTTGTCAGAACCTACGATGATTTCGTAGATTGGATTACAAAGAATGGTTTACCTGAAGAAGTATCTTTTGATCATGATTTAGCGGAAATTAACTATGATCCATCAACACAGACCGAAAGTTTCAAATACTATGAAAAAACAGGATATGATGCTGCTAAATGGATGTGTGAATATTGTTGGACAAATGGATTACCAATACCTGAATATAATGTTCACTCAGCAAACCCTGTTGGAAGAGACAACATATTACAGTTATTAAAAAATTTTACTGAAAAGTTAAACTAATGAAAGGTGAGAGAAATCTCACCTTTTTTATATTTATTAATGTGAAACCGCAACAAAGTAAATTTTCTAGATTATCCAAAAAACAATTAGCTCTAATTTGTGAAAAATTGGTTAATGAAGATTTTCCCATAGGTAATCCTTATAGTTGGGGGTTTGATGCAGCATTCGAAATTCTAAAGGATATTTCAAAATATTTCAGTATGGACGTTAATTCTCAAGAGGATGTTGAGTTTTTCTCCAAATTTTTAGAGATTAATGGGGATATTATTGCAGACCTTTTTGCCAATAATCGTGAACAAATGAGAAACATGGAATTAATTGAAAGGTTAGTGATTCCATCTCCGAGGGTATATGTTGTAAATTATGAGGTAGATGGTTCATGTAATTATACTGAATATCTTTCAAACACTTTTTCAGCCTATGATGAAGATTGGGTTGATGATGCCGTAAGACAAGGATATGATGATGGTAATTGGGATCTGTACGACGGAACTATGAGAGCAAAAACTGACTACGATAATTATGAAATGAACGATTACACTATCGGAGGTATTCATTATTATTATGAAAAACCAAATCAAATAAAGGATTCAATTTTGAATAAATTAGTTGTTGAAAATACTTCAGAAGTTATAGATTCTTTAGACAAAAATACTCTTTTAAAATTAAAGAGAATGATCGACTCAAAATTAAGACTTATCTAATTTCTTTCTTTTTTTCTCTTCTTTTGCCAAATCACCCAAGGTTTTCTTTTTATCTAAAGGGTGAGTATACCCTCTCTTATACTTTTGTTCAACCTCAAAAGGACCATTATTTGTTTTTCTTAGATCATATTTCCAAACTGAAATACATTCTTCGTCCTCATAAACAACTTCCCATTTTATTTTGGTAGTTTGTGTGGGTGTTGGAGTCTTAATCATTTTAATGTAAAAATTGGTGAGTGGTAAATATTATTCTCAGGTTTCCAATACGTTATATCCTCATGTCCTGTTTGTCTTATTGCATTATCCACATGAGGTATTTTCATAGATTCAACTCTAATATTAAATTTATCTTTTAATTTATAAAAAACATCATCTTGTATGTGATCACGATCAAGATCATCTTTAGGGTTATTAAAGAAACTAAACACCCCACCAGGGTTCAATATATCCTCAACATTTGATGCAAAATCAATAATGAGTTCATCCCACGTATCAATATAAACTCCGTCAAATTTGGGGAGATATGGAAGAAATTTTCTCCAATCACCAAATAACAATTTAACGTGTTCTTTTTTAGCCCATCCTCTTTTCAATATTTCATCTTGAACTCCTGGATGTAATTCAATGATAGTATGACCTTTAATATCGTATCTTTCGATTGCATCATCAATAAATCCCATACCAAAACCAACATTTAAAATATTACCCCCATTTCTACAGATCTGTTCTGCTTGAAATTCCATTACGGGTTTTTCCCAATCCATCATGATTGCATATGATCCGTCCATTAATCTGCCATCATCAGTGTAGTGAATTTCTCTTTCAACATATTGATTCATTTGGCAAATATACAAAAAAAATCCCCTCAGTATAGAGGGGATTAATTTTTTTAGTCGACAACTTCATCAGATCCTTTCTTCTTGTTGATCCATTTGTCAACAGATCCAATTCCGAAAGATCCTAATACTAACCAT